CCATGCAATGCCAAAGCCAGCCTGTTCTGCCAGCTCGCCGATGAGATCCTTGACGCTGGTTGGCTTGGCAATGTCGGCGGTGTAGACGTTCGGGACGATTGACATGGCATCATCCCATTCCGCTTTGGGAATAGCGCTCGCCGGGACGGGGGAGAAGTTGGTGAGCAGATCGTAAACAATGTCGGCCGGCGGAACACCGTCAACCACTTTCGCCAACTGGAACGTATCATTGGCGTCGTGCGATTCCACCGTGCCGTTCAACCCTCGCTCGGTGAGGGTGATCTGATCGCCCGAACGGGTGAAAGAGACGTATTCCTTTCCGATGCTGGCGCGGCCGCTGGTCGGATATTCCTCATCACCGATGCCGCCGGGCTGGAGAAACAGCGTCGTGTCAGTTTCCGACAGATCCGACGCGAGCTGCCCACCGGAAGCGATTGGGCATTGCGCCCGGTCATCGTCGGCCAGTTTCAGCGGATCCTTGCCGATAACTTTCGGGCTGGAGTTGAAGCCCTCCATTGTCTCAATGACGTACTTTCGCGTTCGGATGTCGTCACCAATGCCCGTGCGAACGATCAGATCGCGGCCGTTGTAGAACTGATTGCGCGCGCGAAACTTCGGCCAGAACGTCCCGGTTTCAATCGGCTCATACGCCGGCTGCCCGGCGGTGAAGTCGGCGCGCTCCAGGTGATACTTGTCGACCAGCGAATCATCCCACGCGTGATCCTTGAACGTGGCGGTCACTTTGCCGCGCTCGCCAAGCGGTGATTCCTTGCCGGTGAACCCGGCGAGCCGACTAGCCTGGATGGTTAGCTGGGTAAGCGACGGGATCTTGTTTGCCTCGACGCCATCCTCGGGCCGCACGAACGTGAGCGGTTTTGGCATCGGGTCATAGCTGTCTGGAACCGGGCATGTCGCGAGCGTGTTATAGCACTTGGCGTTGCTGTCCTGACCGAGTACCGCTGGACAAGCGCCGACGCCGTATTCCAACTGGCAGAAGTCGAAATACAAATCGAGCTCGCGGGTGATGTCATAATCGCCGTCAGTCGCCATAGGCTGTCATGCTCATGCTCACTTCGATCAGATCCCTTATCCCCATATATGATGGCCGAATTTCATCCGAAGTCCAAGCATAAACAACGTCATCGGGATGTTCGTCGGGATTCCATGCGAAGAAAAACGGGCGCGTCGTGGCATGTTCAACGAACGGATCGAAACTCTCGCGATAAAATTCGTCGCTCAAATGCTGCCAGCTGGCGCTGGTTTCAAAGCCGCGTCGCCGGCGCGTCATGGATAGATACTCGCCCGATTCGCTCTGGCGCGGCCGGGTGACGGTTGTTCGCGCAAGCCGCACCGGCGTATGCCCCGAAAAGAAAGGGCGCTCCATGACCAGCAAGTTGCCAGCGTAGAGCACGCCGATCTCCGGCGTTACGCCATTGACCGTGAGCTTGATACTGGTCGCGGTGCGCGCCTCAAACAGCACCATGATGGCCTGCGTCCCGGTAGGCGAAAATGACGCGGTTGCCTGACCGTTTACCTCAATGGACACGTCGGCGCCGCGCAGGTTATGCGCTGCAATGCCGACGTAATTAACAGTCTGCGATGAGAAGTTGGCGGTCACGCTTTCGTTCGTATCGCCAGTCGCGCGCCATCGGCGAACGGTCATGGCGTTGCCCAGCGCTTCGGGCGGGAAGTCCGCCTCGGCGCTGCTGGCTGACCAGCTGGCACTGCGCAGCGCGTTATCGTACCCGATCCGCGCATGGTTGGGCGGCGTTTCAAACTGCCCCGACCGGGCGTTGCCTGCGATAATCACCGACATTGCTTAAACCACCCTGATTCTGGTGCGACCATCTTCGGAAGCCTCCTCGATATTTTCGAGCAGTTCGCGCATTGTCTCGCCCGTGAACAGATCGCCGCTCTGCAAACCGCGCACCGTGAACGTCTGATCGCTGCCCTGCTGCGTGGGCGGCGCCGGGGCGTTTTGTGCTGCGGATGTTGCGGCGCTAGTGCCGACCGAACCACCGCCAGCGGATCCACCGCTACTGAACGATTGCGACTTGATCTGCGAAACCTGCGCCATGCCGGCGGCCAGGTGAGCCGCGGCCATTGCCCCGGCGAGCGGCATGGGATAAGCCGACAGCGACTTGGTTACACCCTGATAGGTGTTGACCACCGCGTTGGCGATACCAGCCGCCTTGTTAATAGCAAACATCGCTTTGTTTTCTCGCGCGACGCTGGCCGTCATGTTCTGCAACGAATTTGCAACTTGGCCAACCTGCGCGTCCATGCTTTTGCGGTTGAACTTCTCGCGATCCGACAAACCATCGTTCGCGATCTTAGTCAGTTCGGCCTGGTGCTGGCGCTCGGCTTCCTCTTTTAACTTGCGATATTCTTGTTCAGTGACCAGCTCGCTGTTGCGTGCCTCAGTCAACCATTCCATGCGGCGCTGGTGCGCCATGACTTCGGCCTCTTTTTCCGAGGCCAGGTAATCGCGCAGGCGAGCAAGATTGTCCTGTCGCCGTTCGGCTTCGCGCTCTCTTTCCTGTTCGCTCAGCTCGCCGGACTGCGCGGCTAGTGCGCGCTGGTTCGCGAGCACGGCTTCACGCTCCGCCTCCCGGTCGGCAGCCATTGATTCAGCGGCTGCGCGGGACTGTTCGCGGGTGATCCGCACCCATTCATCTAGCCCTTCGGACGGCAATGGCTCGCGAAGCGCTGCGCGGATCTGATCCTGATTATCGCGAATGGAATTGCGCAAGCCAGCGATCTGCTTTTCGGCCTGGCCGACAATGCTCGGCATTTCCAGCGTGTCAAACTCAATGCCTGGAATGTTGTTGGCCGCCTCAATCAGCTTGTTGATCCCGTTAACCGGGCCAGTCATGATCGAATTGAACGCTTTAAGCGCCATGATCTGAATGCCGGCGTCGAGATTCGCGACGGATTCACGAACAACGACAAATGCGACTTTCAGCCGATGGACAAAATCCATCATCATGCCAAGGCCGTTGATCCCATTGTCGACTAGGTTGGCGATGATGTTTTCAAAGCCACCCGTCTCTTCGGCCGCATCGCCGAGCAGTCTGGCAACGCCCTGAATGATCGGCGAAAGCTCAACGGCAAGGCGTGTTGAAACTGCGTCGACGATGTTGCCCATCTGCCGCATCGCAATCTGGGCCTGCTCAACCTGCGAGCTTTCGATGTTTGACAGCACCAGGCCCATGCGGTCAGCGCGTTCAGTAAAGCGATCCAGCGCACCCTCGCCTTGCATCAGCATAGGGAGCAGCTTGCGGCCGATGTCGTCGCCGAAAATGCGCACGGCAGCGGCGACCCGCTTTTGTGGATCCTCCACGTCGGAAATGGATGAGGCGAAACTGCGGAACAACTCGACGGGGCGCTTGCCGCGCAAGTCGTCGATGTTCATGCCCACCAGCTCGAAGTCGTCAGCCATTGACTGCATGCCGCTGGCCGCGTCCTGCGCCCGATCGGACAGCGTGTTAATCGCGTCCGACACGTCATCAGTTTGCAAACCGTAGGCGGCAAACGCCGTGGTCAGACCCGCGACTTGTCGGTTGGTGGTGCTGAGTGTCCGGGCGAGTCTGTCCTGGGCGGCAACGGCGTCCAAACCGCGCTTAGTCAAACCGGCGGCAATAGCTGCACCGGCCGCAGTCGCCGCCGTGCCCAGCTGCGCCATGCGGCGGGTGACTTTGCCAGCCGCGCCGCCGAGTTTGGTGATAACGCCTTCGGCTTGCTTGCCGCCACGCCGCAACCCGCCGGTGTCGCTGCCAATTCGTATTAGGAGTCTGCCGACTGCTGACATATTACCGCCGCCTCATCAAGTCGCGCCACAATTCATGGACGCCATCCTCAGTCATTCCGCCCGCATAGTCCGTTTGCTCATCGCGGGGGCGCTGCATGTCATATAGCAGATAAAACTCCTGCAATGTCATGCCCCAAAACTCGCTCGGGGCAATGCCCATGTGGCCGACTGCGATCTGGTAGTGCTGGCCCCAATCTATATCGGGGATCTGGTCGTCGGTGAAAGTCTCTGCCGGCTCAGACGAATCTACTGCTCGCCCGAGCCGGAGCTTTTTCCCGGCACGAACGCCGACACCGCCACGCTTGCAAGCGACTGCATCTGGCTCGGGTCAAGATCCGTCACCATCGCCGCATAAACGTCATCAGCAGACACCGGCTTGCCAGCCTGCGTCAGCAGGAACGCAATGACATACGCAATGTGCGAAATGGGCGGCTGACCCTCTTCCAGCCGAGCGGCAAGACCCGCGATGGAGACGTTCTGCTCTAGCTTCTGAACCATGCGGTACGTCGGCGTCACTTCCCATTCCTTGCCGTCCCACTCAATCGTGACGGGTTCATAAATCGCTGCCATCTTGCAAGCCCCTTATTTTATACGCCGGCGGTGTAGGTATAACTGCCGGTGCTATGAATCTCAGCGGTGAATGTGATCGCGGCGTTGTACTCCGCACCGATCTCCAGGTTGTTCAACCGAAAGTCTCCGGTGATAGTCGCGCCGCTCGGGAACTCAATCGTATAGGTGTCGATCAGCGTGGTGGCATTGGCCGCCGCTTCAATCAGATCATCGTTATCGGTGAGCCCTTCCACGCTCAGATCAACCTGGCTCTGCCCTGCCTCTTCCAGCAGCGTGCGAAACCCCGACGAATCATCGGTGGTCACGTCAATGGCCTCGTTGTTGATCGTGATCGTTTTCGTGCGAACCGATGCGATATTGGTGCCGTCTTTCGAGATCAGCAGCTTGCGCCCTACATTCTTAGCCATCTTCGGCCTCCAGTGTAATGGTGATGCGTTGCACGCCATGCCGGGTTAGCCCGTCCGGGTCTAACTCGGTGTCGGCATACGTTTGGAAAACATCAATCACGCTCGCGCCTGCGACAGTCAACTGGTCGGTGCGGTGGAGCGCATTGTAAATAGCGTCTTGGATCTGCTTGGCTTCAAACCGTCCCCGGTATTCGCTCCAGACATGAAGCGTCGCCTCGGCATCCAAGCCGCGACTGTCATCCGTGTCCCAATCATTCACGATTGTGTCGCCGATAGCAACATACGGCGTCATCGCATCATGAGGAACGTGGTCATAAATGCCAGGCGAATCAGCCAGCAGATCAGTCAGCGCCGTGTCAGCGGCGAGCAGGCTATACAATCCGGACTGCAACGCGGCGATCATGTCGGAACTCCGGTGCTCGCGACAATTTCCAGCCGGCGCCGCAGCTTGTCCGGGTCATACACCGCTTCAATCAGATACGGAACGCCCTGGTAGTACAGCCGCTTTTTCTCTGCCACGTCGGCATTATACCGCACCGTGATCTCATGGCTGATTGGTGATTCCAGCCGCATCGACTCCAACTGCTCGCGCCCAGAGCTCGCGCGGATGTTGCACCAGATATATCGCTCAGTCACCCATTCCAGCGCATAGCCGCCAGCGCCGTCAGGCGTTTCCTGCTCGGATTGCAGCTCGGCGCGATTCCGTAGCGTGCCGGGGTTCATCGTGCGCCTCGCTGTTTCTTAGCGCGCTTGACCATTTCCTTGCGGAAGTTGCCCCACCATTCAGTCTCAAAAGCCGCTGCGGCCTTGTTGCGCCACTCTGCCAACGTCGGCTGAATGAATGGTTGGGCCTTCATTTTGGTGGTGCCAAACTCAATGAAATGCCAATACCAGCCGTCGCGGCGCGCTTCGGTGCCGGTGGTGACATTCACCTCGGCGTTCGCCTTGTCGCGCCCGCCCTTGCTGCGCCGGCTGCGGATCGCCTTTTTCAGCGTCCCGCTATCGCGTGGAGCATTTTCACGGGCCGTATCTCGCACTTGACGTGCGACGGCGACCACCGCGCGCCGGGCAATGTTGCGCGCCTCGCGCGGCATTAGGTCTTTCATCGTATTGCGGACGAACTTGGCGCCCTCAATCTCGACGCCCCACGGCTTAGCCAATGCCCGGCACCCTGTACTT